ATTATCGAAAGTACCACAGAGATTTGTTGTCCCAGTGTAACTTTTAAAAATTTTGTCGAAGTTGCATGTTTTGCCGCCGGGTGCTGCTAGCGTGAGCCCCGTTCCGCGTTTCGCGTCTCCTCCCTGGGGCAAGGGGCGCGGAACAATAAAATACTTCTGCGCAGGAAGACCAACCATCAAAAACAACACCCAAAACTGGGTGCCGGCGGAGCCTTGCCAAAAATCAAAAGTTTTAAGCAAAGGTTCCCCCGGACCCCCTCCAAAGTTCAACACTCTAAGAAGTGTTCAATGATGAAGGGCCGTAAAAACAACAAAAGAAACTTCGGTTCATTTACGTCCTCTATCTCATACGGTGGTGGAAGACCGAGGTTGCCATAAATACAGAAATGGTGTATCTTGAGGTGACGATGACGACTAAGCGTTTCAGACTCACCAAGGCTGAGAAACAAGAAAAAGCCATCTCTGACCGGAAGAAAGAAGAACTCGTTTCTCCCGAAGATATTTTGGCCGTTTTTAACCACTGGGTCGAAACCCACAAGAAAGACGCGCGCCGCAAACCTGTCCTTGATGCAAAGCGCCGCAGATTGCTAGCCGTTGCCATCTACGACTACAGCGTCGATGACTGCATGGCGGCCATAGACGGCTGTGCCAACTCCCACTTCCACATGGGACAGAACAAGCAGGGAAAGGTCTACAACTCCTTGGAACTGATATTCCGCTCTGCAGAGTACATCGAGCGATTTATTGGCTACAACGAATGAGGACCGGGGCTATCGTGGTTGGCATGCTTGCTTTCTACGCAGCACTGGCGGTGGTGGATAGGAGAAAGGGCCGGCGATGACAGAAGAAGAAATCGGCAAATTTATTAAAACCTTGTACTACACGTACGACCGAGTACTTGTCCCCAAGGAAGTCAAAGAGTTCAGCACGGCATGGAAGCCATACGTGGGCGAGTTTGACTATGAACTTGCCCAACAATTATTGCCCAACATTTGTATGGGTAAAGAATTTCCCCCACGGCCATGGGAGGTTAGAGTTTTCCTCGTAAATTACACCAAACAAATTACCCCTGCTCCATCACCCCAAGAAGCGTGGGGACAGTACCAAGAGATAATGGCAGCAGTCACGAACGGGACTTCCGCAAACGTACGGATACATGATGCGTTGGTTGCGACCCTAAAGGCCATGGGGGGTATAGGGCTCAACAACCAGTTCGATGCCAAGCGATTTGAAGAACTTTACAAGGATAAGGTTAACCAATGGATGAAGAACACGTACTGGATGGGCGATAAGCAATGACAAAACGACAAAAAAATGAAAAGACTGACACGGGCGCAGCACTTCTCTCACTTTTTGCCCTTTTGTCGATGACCACGGGATTTGTGATTCTGTTCGTATTGACCTTCTAGTGATGTCCATGAAGCGCAATGTCGGCAGACCCCCAAAGACCCCAACAGGGGAAAAGGTCGCCTTGACCCTCAAACTCCCTTCTGGGGTGAAGGCCAAGTTGATAGCCGATGCTGATGCGGTTGGTCTAACCCTGACCGACTACCTGATTGCCCTTATCCAGCGAGGCTGACATGGCCGAGCCTCAAAGAGCCAAATACGAAGACCGCCTATACAACGTCGGCATACGGATATCAGGCAAACAAAAGAACCTCATTATTGACCATGCCAAATCAAAGGGTATTTCTGTATCCCAATTAATTGAGTATGCCGTCTGGGAGTTCATCAGAAACGACAAGGGAATCCCTTCCCCCGGCCCTTCTCAGTTCGCCAAGATAAACGAAGCCGATGAGATACGTGCCTACCTGACGGGTGTGAACCTATTGCAACCCTGCGGACAGTTGACCTGCAAACAAGAAACTGTGATGTTTCAAGGCATGGAGTTCTGCGAAACCTGCAATCTAAGGATTGGTTAATCGCCCCACATTTGAGCCAAAGTAGGCCTTGTGGGTCTCAATCCTCTTTTTCTTTGTTCTGCCGCCAGTTGTCTTGAAGTCAGTCCTGCCCATACCCCATGCATGTCTGCGGGTGGAAATTGCAAGGCATAATCCAAGCAATACCTTTGCACCAAGCAAGCACGGCATATGGCTCTTGCCTGTGCTATGTAGGTAATATCCTTATGTTCTTTGGGAAACATTAGTTTGGTCTTTCCCTTACAGTTAGCCATGTCCATCCACTTGTCGCCGTGTATATACGGTGCTGGAGTTACTTCTACCTTTTTCTTTGCCATATAAATTTATCCAAATTAATATTTGGACTTGCTCTCTTTCCTGGTGTCTTGTATGTGCACATGGTACGGGCTCCCCGTATAAGGGTCAAACCGTGCTGCTGCTGCAAGGGCCTTTAGCGCCTGCTGTCTAGCCTTTTGAATATTCGGGCGCCCGCGAGCCGCCAAAGCATGCAAAGCCCCCATTGCGTATTGGGCTCCAGTTCCTATCGCATAGGTGCCATTGACATCCGAATACCACGAGTAATCCCCATCCACTGTGTACAGGGTTCCGTTTACTGCCACTATTACAGAACTGCCCATTTCAGCCATATGGGTCTTTAAGTCATTATCGGGCATTGCGTACCCCTGCTGTTCAAAGCATTCTCGTAGTGCAGGGATAAATTTGACCGTAAAGAAGTAATCGAGTTTCTTCCCTTTCAAATTAGGCGGCGCTGTTGGTGGCTGGAATGCATGATGCAGGATGTTGATGGCCCGCACGTCCCCAGCCGCCCCTATCAAGTACCTGCCATTTGACTGAACCTTCCCAGTGCCCTCACGCATGGTAACCACCTGCGTCACGTAGCCGTGTTCGTCTACATCTGAAACCTGGGAGTCAGTGCAAATGAGAGCAAAGGTATCTCCCTGTATCCCAACAATTGTTGTCATCACTCCTGCCCGTTTAGTCTTTTTTCGTAAAACTCAATGCCGGCAGGGGTCGCCTTGTATAACCACTCGCCGTTTTCATCTATGCCAACTATTTCTATGTATTTCTTGTCAACAAGTTCTTCCAAGGCTTCCTTGATGCGCTCCATGATTTGCTCATCATCCCCCCAGAACTCATCCCCAAGGGTGGACATTAGTCTTTATCTGCGGCGTACTCTTTGCCACGCAGAATTCCCCTACCCTCAAATATCCACATTGGCTCATAGTTGAACCATTCTTTACCAACACCAAATGGTTGATACTGAACGATTGCCAAACCCTGTTGCCAGTTTTCGCTTCCCTTGACAATGGGTCTACCAAAGTGGTCGCTACCAGAGTTCGTAGAGGGAACCACTCCATCAGTGCGGCACAAACAGCCAGGACTAGATGCCATAACAGTACGCGGCCCGTTCGGGCTACGCCGTGTTCTATACAGGGTTTCAATTCTGTGTATGTGACCGTATATCAGAGACTGATGAGCATCGTTAAGGTACTTTGCTGCAGTTGAGCCGTTGGAGTTAACTTTGTGGCCGTGAACGACCATCAAATTGCTATTGATGAAATAAGCATTTTCTGGATATCCAACCAGATACTGAACGTCAAAGTCTTCCATTCGACAAAGGAATGGAACAGAGTTAACGGGGAACTTGTCCCTATCGGAGTACTTGTCCTTGCCCCTGGTGACTCCTGAGGTTGGAGATGCGAAATTATCAAGATACTTATGAAGGCGGGCTTCATGGTTGCCCTCAAGCCACACAATTTCGGCAAATGGGGCGGCGCGGCGCAATTCCCGGCACAATTCAGCAGCCCTATCAATGGCTGGCTGAACCATGTTCCTGAATGGCATACGGTTCAGGTACTTGCCAAAGTCGGCAAAATCAAGATTGTCGCCGTTCATGATTATCTTTGAGGGCTTGATATCACGAATAACGGCCACGGCAACGGCCAAAGCCTTTTCGTCGTGAATTGGCTCTAGTTCTACCTTGTTGGGGTCAACTGATTTGTCGTAGTAACCGATTTGTATATCAGGCAGTATTACTGCCGTTTCCCACCCACCGGGGTCGACCTTTTTTGCTTTTGACTTTTGTCGTTTAATTTGTTCTTGTATCTGGGCTCGTTCCAGCAAGGAACCAGGGCCACCCTCAAACGTCGGGCTCAAGACGACCTGGTATGTCGTGGTCTGCTTCTCCGTCCCCTTTTCCTCATCATGCACCGACCTACCGGTAACGGCAACCTTTTTGATTGAGCCGATATCGTTTAGATTGAGTCCACTGGTATCCAGCATCTCCTTGATTGCTTTCACAGTATTTTCTTTATGACTCTCTTTAACGAGGTCTTTTAGTTTTTTGTTCATTTATTGCCAGCCTTAAAAGAAGGGCAGGCTCTGCTGCCGTTAATGCACTCCCTACGAGCCTCGCCTAATTGAAACCGTGAAAGTTTCAACCCCTCCGAGGCAATGGCGTCGGTTATTGCTTTTATTGAAACTGAAGAATGCATTACATCCGTAAATGCCTGCTTTGTTTCATCGTCCATATCTTGGTAGGCATTACAAACAGCACATCTATTGCGCAATTCGTT